ACGCCATTCCAATTGCCCCAGACATCAACACCATTGCCCACGTCAACCTGCCTAGCATTGGTGGAAACTCGGCTACACAAGCCGCAAGTCGCATGAACCTACCGCGCATGGCCGAGGGTGGAATTGTCAGTTCCCCTACTCTTGCGCTGATCGGTGAAGCAGGCCCAGAAGCCGTTGTGCCATTAGATCGCATGCAAACAGGCGGCGGAATAACAATTAACGTCACAGGCGGACTTGCCACAAGCGCCGAAATCGGTGAATCGGTCGTTAACGCTTTGCGCGCTTATTCGCGTAGCGCTGGGCCGTTGCAGTTACAGGTGGCGTAATGCCAGGCACAGCCGTAGTCAATTCAGGCAACTATGACCTGAAGATTGCTACGGGTTTTCAGGTTGACGCGTTTTTACTTGACGACGCTGTAAAGGGCGTGCTCAATAACACAAATTATGTGTTGGACGGCACGACCGAGTTCGTTGATGTTATGGACTCAACTATCAGCATCAACGTGCGGCGCGGTCGCCGTGACGTAGGAGACCAGTTCAGCGCCGGCACAATGACATTTACCATTCAGGACGTGGACGGGATATTTAACCCTTTTGACCAAAACAGCCCGTACTACGACACGCCTCAATCAAAGCCTGGGCTTGCCCCATTGCGCGCTGTACAGCTCATCCGTTACAGCAACACCAATGTGCCCGAATCATTGTTCAGCGGTTATGTCGTCAACTATGACTACAACTTTGCCCTTGGCGGATTGGACACGGTCACCGTGTATTGCGCTGACCAGTTCTACCTGCTCGCACAAACCTACCTAGACGAACTGAACGTCACGCCAGAAACATCGGGCGAACGCATAGAAACCGTTTTAGACCTGCCAGAAGTAGATTTCCCTGCAGGCTCTCGAAGCATCGCCACAGGCACCGTCAACCTTGGCCACGACAGCGCCTACACCGTGCCGGCAGGAACAAACGTGCTGCAATACCTAACACAAATTAACGAAACAGCCGAGTTTGGTCGTTTGTTTATGTCACGCTCTGGTGTGCTGACATTCCAAGAGCGCATTGGTACAACTTTGAGCGCGCCTACGGCAGATTTTAAAGATGACGGCACAGAATACAAATACGACGGCGTGGGCATCAGTTTTGAAGCGGACTCGGTAATCAACAGATCGGTCGTTACAGGCTTAGACGGCGACAGTTACACCGCAACGGACGCAGGTTCAATTGCCACATATTTTATTCAAACCTCAAGCATTACGAACAGCCTGTTGCATGACGCTGCCGAAATACAAGCCGCTGCCGAATACCTGCTTAACCCAGAACCCGAACCGCGCTACACATCCGTGGCAACCAAATATTTGATGCTGACCACAACGCAAAAAGACACGCTGGCCACCGTAGATATTGGCGACACAATCAGCATAGAAAAAACGTTTCCTAGCGGTACCGGCACAACCCAGTTGGCGCAAGAATTATCGGTCGAAGGCATTGAGCATAGGCTTGATTTCAGTACAGGCCACAGCATTCTGTACAGCACCGCGCCAACAACAATCGTTTACGAGCTGATCTTGGACGACCTGGTCTATGGCGTACTTGACGCAGAAAATGTCTTAGGATAGGAGCACTTATGGCAACACCAACCTCACTACCAGCAACCTTTGTTGCCGGCAACGTTCTGACCGCCGCACAAATGAACGGCTTGCGTGGCGCATTTCGCGTTCAACAAGTAATCAGTACCACGCTAACCACGGCAGTAAGCGTTGGCGGTAGCGCTTGGGGTGACGTAACAGGGCTATCAGCCACAATTACCCCATCTTCATCATCAAACAAGATTTTGATAATTGTTAGCGTCAACGGTGGAACGTATGCACAGTTTAAATTGACTGGTGGCAACACGGCATCGTATCGAGGCACAGGTGGAGATCAAGCAGCTTCAGCAACTATTGCTGGCAACAACGATTATATTGCAAATGCTGTTATGGCTTACCTGGACAGCCCAGCAACAACATCAGCAACCACATATCAAGTGCAAGCCAAAGACAAAATCGGTGCAACGGTTTACATTAACCGATCACAAAACAGCGCAACCGCATACACCGCGTCAACAATCACCGTTATGGAGATTTCAGCATGATTGACTATGCAGCAATTTTGACCGCAAACTATGCCGGCAAATCTTGGGTTATGGTCGGCACCGATTATAACGGTTTGCAATGGAATGACGAATCAAAAAAACCAACACAAGCCGAACTAGACGCACAATGGCCACAAGTTGATTACGACAATCAATGCACAATCGTAAGCAACACGCGCCACAAGGAATACATCAAAACAAGCGACCCAATTTTCTTCGAGTGGCAACGTGGCACCAAAACACAAGCCGAATGGGAAGCAGCAGTAGACGCAATAAAAGCAGCCAACCCGTATCCGACAGCACCGTGAAATGGCAACTGAAATTGTGGTTTCTCTCATCGGTATGTTGCTCCGCGCGCAGAGTTGCAACTCTTGCATGCTGCGACGTATCCGTCTTCTATTGTTCCGCCTTTGTCTGATTCGACTAGGTGATCTAGTTCTGTTGCTGTGTTGCGTTTGCACCAATGACACAATGGTTGGTCGCGCAGTAGTTCAGCGCGTGCTTGTTTGTAGATCGCTGTGTCGTGTTCGGTTAGTTTGCGTGTCATGCTCGCGCGCTTCGCTTGCGCTGACGCGGCGCTTGCGCGCCTTGTCCTCGGTTGATGTGAGTTGTGTTTGTTGTCGGGTTCATGTCGGTGCTTTCTTTGTTTGTTAACTGTATGTCATCTGGAGGTCAAGAGATGTGTGAATGCTCCACCCACCAGATTGCCCAACCTGGTTCCCTTTGCACTCAGCCGATTATGTTTACGGCTCGCCTCGACGCTTTGCCCGTTTCATTTCGTCTTGCATGATTCGGGGCGCGCCGATCTACCCACGTTTCCGTGTGTCACCAACTGCCGTGCGAATGGCTTAGGTCGTGCTACTAGCCGATTGTTTACGCTCTTGGATTGCTTAACGTGTACAAGATGTATTCCATGTCGCTGGGCTTCCACACAGCTGCATGACATCCAGCCATCTCACAAGCGTTCAACCAAATCTTTTGCCCAGGCGTTACCTTCCCTTTTTCGGCTTTCAGTTCTATCACCAACGGCCGACCGCCTTGGAACGGATGCACCATGAACAGATCAGGGAACCCCACATCGCCTTGCACATGTGTTGCCCATCTGCCTCGAGTGTTCTGTGCCGGCAGATCGTGATGAACTAACCAGCCGTAACGCTTGGCAATGCTGATCACCATGTCCTTGAAGTCGGCTTCGCTGATCTTTGGGTCTAACTTCATTACAGCGATGCCGACCAAACTTTGTCAGCCAAATGCTTAATGGCCCATCGCACAAATTGCTTTGCTTCGCGCTGGTCTTCATTATCCATGCGGTCATAAATGCTTTGCAGCCGTTCAATCGCGCTAATCAGTTCATCTAATGTCATTTTAGCCTCTCAATGATTTTGCTTGCTTCGTGTGATTTCAACAGCTCAAGAACTGCGCTGTCATCGTCCAATGTTTCATGTATGAATTCGAGTAATCCGAGATCGTCCATGTTGGCGTCTTTTGCCAGTTTCTTTATGTAACCAATTTGCTTTGGTGTGGCGAATGCACCAGAGGGTGTGTGCACTTGACCAGACGGTTGCGGTACGCCGCCTAGACGCTCCACTTTTTGCATCTCATTGCGTGACGGCCTAGGGCCAGATGCCGGCGCCTGTAGCGGACAATTGGCAATAGCGCGACCAATGGCGCTGGTTTCACAATTCTCGACAAATGATGTTGCGTTGACGCCACGGTCGGATTTAATTTCTTCTGCGTAACCTGTCGCGACTGGCACCTTGTCGTCTTTGTCGGCGTACAGTTCTGCGTAGAAGACGCAAGCGTCACCTGTGTAGTTCATCATGCAGGTATAGACGCGCCCGTTTGGATATGCAGCCCACCAGCGAACAAGGCGTTGTTCAACTGTTTCGTAGTTGCTTAGGTCAAAGCCCATCAGATGCCAGCCCACACGCTTAAACGCTGTGCATGGTCATGTTGTCCACCGCGCTGGGCATACGCCAGTTCGCCTGTGTTGCGAATATGGCCACGGCGCGCAGCTGCGTTTAACCGTCCAGCGATGCCTTTAGTAACAGGGAACTGATCGCCCAGGTGTTTCCAGATGTCGTCAGATGTGAAGAACCCTTTAGTGCGCGCAACGTGCAAGATCGCAGCGTCAACTTGGTTCTGTTCAGGTTTTGTCCAACGCGCATCAGCAGACGATTGTGATGCCAACATCCCTTGGATGAACGGCGCTTGTTTTCTTGCCGGCACACGGCCATCACAAACGAAATGTGTCTTGCCTTGAATGTCGGGGTAGGCGATGGTTTCTTTGCAGATTGTGCAGGTTTTCATTGTCGGAATCTCCTGTGTCGGTTAGGAATGTGCTTGTAGTGCTTTGATTGCTAAGTCGAGTGTAGTCACATCGTAAAGCGGCATCGGGTCTTCCAATGACAACTGGTTTTTCATTGTCTTAAGACGCTGGATAATGCTTGCGTGTGGATTTTTGCTGACCGCCATGATGTCGTCAATAAGACCAAACATCGCCATTGTGTGGTTAGTCATTGCTGTTTGCTCCAATACCATTCGTCGGGTTTCTTCGGTAAGTTCGCCCTGGTTCCATGCGTTACCTTCGCTCATTTTGTTGCACTCCATGGCCCCCAGCCGTAACCGTGACGCTCAACGCCGTAATTGTAAATTGCTAACGCTGCGCGCAAATTAACATCAGCCTGTAACAAGTTTTTAGGGCTAGTGATAATGCCGGCATCAATAAGCCATGGTGTCCAAAATCCGTTTATTTGCATCAGTCCACGACTGCCACCGTTTGGGTCGTCGCTGTTGACTGCGTTTGGTATGCAGCGTGATTCACGAAACATGATTGATTCGAGCACGGTGCGCTGATCGGCAGGCCAGCCGAGGTTTACTCCTAGCGCGCTGAATTGCTCACAAGCTGACGTGTATGGGTCAATGTAAATCGTGGATGACGTGCTGGATGTCGTGGTGCTTGGCTCTAACAAATATGGCGCCAGGGCAATAGTGCCAGACGGGCTACCAGACGCGTCAGGAGCCCCTACGGCGACCGTAAAGCCGAATACGGTACAAAGTACTAGCCCTATGATTTTTTCTGCAAAGTAGTTCATCGTTTCTCCAAAGGTATGGGCACGCCCCAACTAGATGCGTGCGATCTGAATGCGATTTGTCCCATGAGGAACTTGCCCGACTCTGGGCTAGAAAATATCTGCACCAAGATTTCTTGGCCGTTGTCCATCACTCCTGTATAGACGCTGTAATCAACTATCTGTGGGTCAGTCATTGCCTGTCCTTTTGTCGGTACTCCGACCCTAGAACATAGTTCAAGCCTTAGGTGGGATTTCCCCGAAAACCTTTAAGAATGCGGCTTTTACGGCTATTGGGCTATCGGCCATTAGTGGATTTATCTCGATATGCCACCAGTCGCCAGGGATGCCGGCAACGGCGCCGGGTTTCTGTTTCTGCCATCGTTGGCGATCGCATTTCCAAATCCGACCGTACGGAAAATCTTTAGGGTTTGACCAGTAATCGATAATCATTTCTATACCGAGTTCGTTAGCGTTCGCGACTAATTTATTTATGAATGCAAGCGAATCGCGTCGGCCGTTTGGTACGCCGCGCGTGTTGGATGAATCTTTAACGTCGACGATATAGCGGTATGACGCGTCCCAGGCGCGCCCGGTGGCGTGAACGGATAAGTTACCCGGTTTGCCTTTTTTATCACGAATGCCCCAGTGACCGTTATTCCAAATCGCCGAGCACGCGAACGTCGCTTGCGAAACAAATTCGACCATCCCGGAACGTGGCCCCTTAGCGGCGCCGTCGCTGTTTCCGGTGTAAGGCCGGCTATTCGGGTTTGCTTCCCCGGCCATACGCGCTATCGGATTTATTTAAGAAACGTAGTAGGGGCGGTAGGAATGCGGCGAGGAATGCTTTACTTAGGTCGCGCGGGTCGGTTTGTCCGGCTAGGTAAAGGGTTACGACGCCGGCGAGCGCCGATCGAATGTAGGTCGCGAGCATCGCTTTATCCCGGTCGTTTATGATTTTCATTCGTGGCCCTCTATGTGTCCGTCTATTTTAGTTTCTATTCTATTTAACGAATCCCGGACTATTCCGTGATCTTCTCGGTTTTCTTTGATGCTTTTATGTAAGAGAATGCCGAGTAAAGAGAAACCGCCACCGATAATAGAAACCAATACCGAAGAATCCATCGCATTACGATAGTAAAGCGGCTAATTCGTCGGCAGTTAGGCCAAGTTTGGCGAGAGTTGCTTTTTTTAGTTTTGCTTTGTCTTCTTCTTCCTGACGCCATAAAGCAAATTGCGCAAGGTCTTTTTCGTATTGTTCGTGATTTTGTTCAGTCATTGTTTTAACTTTCTGAGTATCCGTATACACGGTAAAAGCCTGTACTCGATGCCGCAAATATAAAAGTTAATCCGTCGGTCGCTTCCTGCACGTTATACATTCCGCCAAAAGTGCTAAATCCCTGATAGCCGCCGTGGCCCGACCAAGCGGTATACGATCCCGTATTTGTTGGGTCGTATACGGTTATCGACACGCCGTCGCCAGTAGTGCCCGAGCCTACGATTAATCCGGCGCTTGTGGCGCCGTTGTATCCGGTAGTCGTTACGGTTCCGCCGCTATTTACTCTAGTTCGTGCGGCGTAATAATTGGCGGCCGTGCGCGCTGTGCCGGCATTGTTGACGCGAAAAGTTACTTCGCTGTCACCTGAACCGCCCGAGGTTACGTCAAGGATTACGATATAATTCTTATACGTGCTAGTAAAAACGCCGGCGGCCATACCGACGGTCGTTTGCGCGGTAAACGGTGCGCCAGTCACATACACGAGGCCAGGGGTTGTGCCTACGGACTGCCACGACGAACCGTCATAAAATAGCGTTTGGTTTGTTGATTCGAGGTAAGCGTACTGTCCCTCGGCTAGCACCTTTTCGCCCGTTCCGCCAAAACTTGCATCGCGCGCCGTCGAATCTGAAAATACCGGTATACCCGTATTTATCTGGCCCATCTGTACGGCGGTTAATACCTGGCCACTAGTGAAACTCGGTACGGATGTTTGCGCATTTAGTCCCATAATGTTTTAGCCTAATACGTTTAGTCCGTTGATGGTGCCATATTGGACGGAATCCAAAATTAGTTCGTAGACGACGACCGTAGGCGTCGTATAGTACGTAACTGAATGGCCGCCAAATAAGGTTAGGGAATGTTCGATGCCCTCTACGCTTAGTTCCTGGGCAAAACTGATCGGCCCGGTAGTGGTTTGTATTTGTTTTTCGACCTGGATCGTGTCGCCAATTTCGACTAGGGCGGCCGCGTCGCGTTCGGCGCCGCTTAGCCGGGGAAACGATACCGATACGTTCGTAAAAATTGCGGTAGGTTCGCCGACCAATAGGTATTCGGCCAGGGTTAGCGCCTGGGCTTCGCTACTTAGGATCGTTTCGAACGTTTGCGACTGGATGAAATATTTCGCTTGTGATACCAAATCTTCGGCGACGATATGCGGATGATCTTTAGTAGCAACCGAAACGCGGTTTACGACCTGATCCGCTTCGAAACTGATTCCGACGGCATCATACGGGGTCGCGCCAGTGTCGTTAAGGGTAAGCACCGGCCCGGATAATGTGGTGCCTACGCGCCGTTGGAATACGAATTGCCCCTCGCGGCTAACGAAAATTCGGCCCTGTTCGGCGGTTTGGATTTCGCCTAAATACTGTAACGCGTTAGTTCCATCGGCCACCGTGTACGTCGAGGATCCGCCTAACGTCGTTATCGATGTTTCTATGCTTCGTTCCCCTACCCCGGTAAACGCATTAACTTCGGGTAGGTCGAGCAGATTAGCGACGCGGGTAGACGCTAGTTCCGTGTCTACGTTCCATTCGGCGACCTGGGTTTGCGCGAGCGTGTAAGCGTTATCGGTCGCGTATACGTTGACCTGATCTAACCCGCCGAGCGTAAACGTGTAATCGTATGTAACGATTCGACCGACGAATAAATACTCGGGTACGCCATCGGTTATTCGGCTTAACCGTATTTTTCGCATCGGTGCTAGGCCCGGTTGGGCGGTAGCGGGATCATAATAGGGCGACGATGTATCGAACGGGTTAAATACCCCATCGGCGGCCGTGTCGTTTAATACGGCAGATAGTGAACCGGGCACGAATTGATCGCCGAGGTTTCGCCGGCCACGTAGTACGCGTATTTCGGTAGTTCCGGTTATTACCGATGCCCAGTCGGTACCAGGGCCTAACGTAAATTCGGTATTGTCTAAGACGCCGCGCACCGGGTCGTCGAGCGTGAACGAATTAAAATCAAACCCTGTTTCTATTTCGAGATCGTACGAACCCGAATCGATTACGGCGGCGGCTGTCATTTAAAAGGTCGCAATATTGGCGGGGCCGTCGGATCGGTTCATAGCGCGAACCGCGTTTACTACTACGCGCCCTACTTCGGCCGTTGGGGTTAACGCCTGTACGTTGATCGTGTAGTACTGATCGGGCGATAATCGCCTTTGTTGCAGATCCATCAACGTATTACTATCTAGGCGTTCCACCTGACTAGAAACGATATTGCCACTAGCGCCCGCGATGATTTGGGCGGCACGTTGATCGGCTCGCATTTTGACATCCACGCCGTCGCCCCATTTGCCGGCCGCTTTATTCATCGCGGCAATTACCGCCGGGGTAAGTTTTTCTAGTTCGGCCGTTAAACCGTCTACTAAGGCTTGCGCCTGGGTTACGCCCGCTTCGTACCATTTGGTCGCCGCTTGATCGCCTACGATGGCGGCGGCGTCTTCGGCGGCCGCTACGAGCGCGTTCGTGGTGGTGATCGCGTCTACGCCCCCGTTTATCAGTTCCTGGGCTATTGCGGCCCCGGATTCCGCGCCGGCGGCTAAAACGAACTTTAACGATTCCTGGGTTAGTCCTAGTTCTAGTAATCGTTGGACGTCGCTCGAATATTGTTTAACGCCCGATACCTGGGCTTTAAGGGCGTCAACGAAACTAGTTCCGGATTCTTTGCCGGCGTCGAATGCCGTAGATGCCGATAGGCCGCCTTTGAGTGAATCGGCTACCGTCTTTGAGAAATCTTTAAACGCGTTTTTAGCGTCGTCTAGTTTTTTCTTTGCATCGGTTAACGCGGCCGATACTTTATCTTTTACCGCTTCGCCGTATTTTATGGTTTGTTTAGTCGCGCTACCGGTGGCTTTTGTGTAATCCTCGGTCGCTTTAGTGGCGACTTTTTTCGGCTCGATACCGGCGCGTTCGGCGTTTCGTGCGGCTTGTAATGCGCCCATTGTATTATTTATGGCGGCTTCGGCGTGTTCGGCGGCCGTAGCGATGCGACCGAATTCGACTTCGCCGATATGTCCGATTTCGTTTAAGCCGGCGCCGAATATGTTGGCGGCGCGAATTAATAGGTTAATACCGTCGATAATTCTATTAATGACGAATATCCAGGCGTTTAACCAGTTTTCGATAATTCCGATAATGAAGTTAATAACCGAGTTAACGACGGTTCGAACGATTTCGAATTTTAGGTATAGGCCAACGATCGCGGCTACCAGTAATACGACTAGGGCGATGATCGCGGGAATGCCCGTCGTTTGTAGTGCTATTCCGAATGCGCCGGTTACGATCGTCGCGATAGTAGTAGCGACGTTATACGCGAGAATCGCGGCGGCTATTGCGCCTACCGCAAACCCGACGCCTAAGAGAATACAGGTATTATCTTTAG